TTTGATCTAAAATAATATCATATGCAAAAATGTTTTGCCATTTTTTTGCTAACGTACCAATCGATCCTGTGTTGTTAGCAACAGGAACAAAAGTTGCATCTTCAAATCGTGCAATCTCTTGTGCACCTGCACCTGAGTTTACATTAACTTTGATTACGTTACCGACTTCGTTTGTAATATTAACATCGTCACCATTTGTAATGTGTAAATGTAAATCCTGACCAGCACCAATGAATATACCATTGTCGTTATTAAATCTAACTATGTCGCTGAATGACTGTGATCCTGCATTTAAAATATATTGATCTGCAGGAATACCTCCTAGTTTATCCGTATCTTCTGCAATACCCCAATATCTAATACCTGGGAAAGTAGCGTTACTAGCAAGATTAAAACCTTTTTTAACAACACTAAATCCTGTAATTGGATTTTTGGAGTTGTCAATTGTAAATTCGTCTTTGGCTATTAAAGAAACAACTTGGTCTTGTATTGTAACTTTTAATACTGTTCTATCATTAGCAAGTGTGTCTTTGATTGTGACTGCTGTTAATTGCGATACACCTTCACCGCCTGTTGCAACAGGACCAACTAGAATAAAATCTTGTCCGTTATAAACATATAATTGTTCACCGTCTGTTTCCCACCATAGGTCGCCTTTGGCTAAACCTGATGGAGCATTTGAACCTGTTTCAGCACCGCCGGCAATTCTAAACTTATTACCGTCATAGAATTTTAAAACCTTATTTGCTGAATCGTACCACACCTGACCTGCTATCGCATTAGGTGGTTCTGCGGAACCCGCAAAGTTTTCTAAAAGATAAACTAGGTTCTCGTTAAGTATTTCTCCGAATCCAGCATAGTTCTTACCAATTAATTTAATGTCGGTAGTTTGATCAATAGTACCGTCATTTACTATTGCAATTTGCTGTCCGTTATATGTGTTTACAATGTATGGCATATCTATATTTACCCTTTATGCTTTTCCTAACTTTTTGTTCTTTGTAAGCAATAGGTCTTCCTTGCTTACATAAATGTACGGAGAAGAAGGGTCTTTGTACACTTCTTTTCTTGCACTGTTGCGTTCTCTTTCATCTTTGATGTAATTGTACATCGCTGTAAATTCTGCTGTGTTTGGAACACTGCTTTGATTTAACATTTCAATAATAATATTAAGTTGCTTATATATCGGATATTCGCCTTCGATATTTCCAGCAACGTTTCTGTCCAATACATCTTCTTCAATAACAGGAACTTCAGCAACATAGTCAGCCATCGGCTCAACCTTACCATCGTGGAAAGTACCATTGTAAAAGTGTGTGTCAGGATCGTATTCAACAACCTTGGTCATAACTTCTTTACCGTTAAGACCTTTAACTTTAGTACCTTCAGGCAAGTTACCAATCAACTCCCCGTTGCTTTTGTTAAACATTAAAATCATTTGTTTTTTAGCCATCTTTTTATTCCCATATCAAGCAAAGACTGTATTTAGGTTCTTCACCATCCTCTATTTTTGTTACTTCATGCCAAGTTTCAATAGGCATATTAAACATTGCACCTTTCTGTTCTTGAACTAGATGTTCATTACCATCTTTGTCCCAGTATTTAAAGTGTGGTTTACCTTGTGTTAGATATACCAACTTAAATTTCCAATATCCTCCGGCACTGTCTTGGTGTTTTACCAACCAATCACCAGGAGCATATTTGTTAACAACAACCTGTGAGCACCATTTTCTTTCTTCCTGTGGTACTGTTTCCCAAATTGTATCAACTAAATCCTGTTCCATGTCTCTTTGAAACAAAGAACTAAAGTGACTTTCGCCATACTTAGTACCGTGCAACTCTTTTCCGCCGATACCCCTGAATGTAAACTTTCCTTTTGCTTCGTGTTCTTTAACCTTTTGCATTATATTGTCCACATTCTTTATATAATTTTCAACTATATCGTACATTCCTAAATATAATTTTTAAACACCCAGTTAGCAATAACATTATAAGTTATAGCATTGTAATCATACACTTCAAAGTGTACACTTACTCCACCTATGGTCGCTGTTGTTTCGTAATCTTCAACATTTGCTCTTGTGTAGGTTGTCACGTTATCGTATAAAATTGCTGTGTTTTGTGTGCTTGAATAATCTCTTACAACACCATTGTCTACAGCAATCACTCTTGCATTTACGATAGCAGGATCACCAAATGCATTTGCAACTGCTTGTGGAATTGGATTATCAAATTCAATCCATCCTGTAAATGTTCTGCTGTTAATTTGTGTTACAATGTTACCAGCGTCCGAACTGTTATTCTTTTGATCTGTTGCCTGCACAGGAGTACCACCTGCTTCACGTTGGAATAGGTATCCTGTGAATCCGCTTTTTGCTGTTAACACATCTGTTGATGTAACATTTGAAGATGTTGCTCTACCACCGATGTAACCAATACCTCTAAGTACCTGGCCTTGACCGTAGAACACAACATATCGTTTGTTTCCGTTATAGTCTGTGCCAATATTATTAAAATAATGAGCACCTAAAATTCTTGCTTTTGTTCCTTCTGGATAATCCAACGGAGGAGCAATTCTTGTAAGTTGGGTTTTAACATCATCAACACTCATGTCTTTGTTATCAATGTAGAACTGAATGTCTGTTGCAACGTCATCAATTTTAGCGTCAACATATTCTTTAATAGCAAACGCTGTCATTACAGTTGTGTTGTCAGCGTTTGTAAATGCTACATCGCTTGAAATTTTTGTAAATGAGTGTCCTTGTGTGTCATAGTATATTTGTGATTTAACCCATTGTACAGGAATAGAGTCACCAACCTTAGCACCATTAATTGCTGTGCCTTCTCTTAGTTCACCACCCTTAAACAATGTTGTGTTAATTTCAGCATCATTGATTCTTGGTTTTCCAATAACTAGATCACCTAATTGAATTGCACCAATAGCACCATCTCCAATTACACCTTCTTTAATAAGTGTATTACCCGCCGACTGCAAAGTACCATTTGTTAGTACGGTGCCATCAAATTTTGATGTGCCATCAAATTCATTTGTTCCTGAGAATAGGTTGTTTCCTGTAAACGTGTTGTCAGCATTGTAGTATGCACCATAATCAACAAATCTAGCAGTACCTTCAAAACGACCTTCCACTGTTCCTGCACTTGCTGGAATTTTAGGAGCCGCTGTTACTGCATCATTATCAACAATAGTAGCACCACCTGATGCTTTTAGAATACCTGTGTGTGCACCTGCTGAATTACCTACGTGATTACCAAATGTGTCACCTGTTGAAACACCAACGTGTGAACCAACAATGTCACCAATAATGTTTGCATAAATGGCATCAGCGTACACATTTCTATATTTTAGTGTTGGCGAACCTAGGTTAACTTCATTGTCTTGATAAGGAATAAATTCTTTATTGTTTAATATCAGCACACGTTTGTCTGTACTGCTTCCTACATAGTTAACACCTAAACTTAAATTAGTTCCTGTTTCGTTAACCAATGCAGGTTGATCGGTATTGTAAATTTTAAGATGTAATTCTTGACTATCACCAACTGTAATACCTGCATCATTTGCAAAATGATAATAACCTGTAATAGTTTCGTTGTCAAATCTATGTGCGTATTCATCTGCAGGTCTATCACCTAGCCTATCAGCATTTTTAGCAGTACCAAAAAATCTTGTTGTGGCTGTTTGTCCTGTTGCTGATGTTCCGTCTAGTGTAATACCTCTGTAAACATCAGTAAATCCTACCAACGGTGTTACATTTTGATCAATAGTAAATTGTGTGTCTGCTATCACAGCATATGCGACGCCATTTATGTATCCTATTGTCACAGGATGATCAACTGCTGATGTATCTGTTAGTTTAGTTGTTACCCAACGTGTCGTTGCAAAAGGTCTAATGCTTTCAGGACCAACTAAAACGTGTTGATTTCCGTCCGCAGTCCAAACATAAAGTTGATTGTTTGTGGAATCCCACCACATATCGCCTTCTTTTCTATTCTGAGGCTCTGTTGTTGTTGATTCTAACAATGAAAGTTGACGCCATTGAACACCGTCAAAGACCGATGGTCTTAATTTATTTGCATTTTTATCAAACCATAACTGACCTACCAATGCTTTGCTTGGCGGAGTATCTGCTCTAGCAAAATTTTCTAATAGATGTACAAAGTTTTCGTTTTGAATTTCACCAAAGCCGGCAACGTTTCTACCAACCAACTGTAAATCAGTTGAGATATCAACTACGCCGTCTGCTAGTGTTACTAATGTTGTTCCATCGAATCTATCTATTTGGTATGGCATCTTTTAATCCTAAATATCCTGTATGTAGGTCCAGTTGCTTCCTACAATTCTAAATAATTTTGCTACACGGTTTACACCGATAGAACTTCCAGATAGTGTAATACCAAATGGAAAACTAAAATCTTGCACCGTACTAGCACTATTTAATATTCCGCCCTTGTCAACGTTAACGTCAACAACCTGAACATCGTTAGTTTGGTATGGTCCGGTACGTTTAACTGTAATACTTGTTGCACCACCACCTAAAGATAGTGTTTCGCACAATACTCTTGCTTCTGTTCCAACTTCATAATTACCCACAGGAGCAATTTTTGATAACCATAAAGGAATATCTGTTCCTTCAGGATCAATCATGCCACTAATATTCATTGTAAGTGCTAAAGTTTTTGAATTAACTTTATAATCAACGTAATATTTGTTTGCACCGTCATTAGCATCTGTTGGATTAGCAACATCTTTTAATTGACTGTTGCTTAATCGTACAGCACCTGTGCCGTTTGGATCTAAAGTAATATCAACATTTGATACGTTTGTTGAAATAACACCGTCATTGATGTAAATGTCATCAATTTGTATTTCTCTAAGTGTTCCTAATGTTTCTAAACTTGAATTAACAACCGTTGAACCCAATGTAGTTTCGTTTAATACATTAACTTCGTTTACTCTAAACTCTTTTCCTGTTGCAATACTAATTGACTCTGAACTTTCCCATGCATCATCTGCGTTGCTCCAATTGATTGTATGGTCTGTATCACCCTTAAGAGTAATACCACCACCGTTTGCTAATAAATCAGTTGGTGTATCTCCATAACTTAACTCAATATTCTTGTCTTTTGTTCTTAAATTTTGTGTGTCAATATAAGTTGTTGTTCCATTTACTGTTAAATTACCTGTAACAACAGCATTACCACCAACAGTTAAGTTACTGTTAATTAAGTTTGGCCAAATTGTAAATTGTAATGCTGAAGTATCAATGTTGATAGCATCAACAATACCCGAACCGTCCTTGTTAACCTGTAATCTAAAGTCTCTGTTCTGTAGGTTGTTTTTAAATATTGTGTCATTGCCTTGAACAACCATTGAAATATCCGAGTCTTCACCAATTGTTAAACCAAGATCATCCTGAATACTTAACGGAGCATTTGCACTTGAAGCAATATCTGCTCTTAAGAAGTTACCTGGGTCAATACCTGCAATAGTATCTGCTGAAGTTGCTGAGCCGTGTAGTTTTAATCCGCTTACATTTGTTGAAAAATTTAATCCAATGTTGATAGTTGCAAAACCTGTAAGTGCATCTCTAGGTGTAAATGCTACTTTACTTAATATTGCTACCAATAATCCATTGACATACAATTTAGAAACAACACGACCGTTGCTGTTTGTGTCAACTATTGTGTCAACCACCCAACCGTTTATGTCTTGTTGTTTGGAATATATTGGACCGGCCAATGTTAAATCAATGCCGTCAAAGAAATAAATCTGATTCTTTAAGGAATCAACCCATAAATCACCTTTAACCAATCCCGCAGGTTGTGTATCTTGTACTAAAGGTCCACCTGTTGGTTTAAACTGTGTTCCAGTGTAAACTTTTAAACGACCTTCTAGTGTATCATACCAAATTTGTCCAGCGATAGGGTTGTCTGGAGAGGTATTATTTGCAAAACTTTCTAATAGTTTCACAAAGTTTTCGTTTAAAATTTCGCCGTAACCGCTAAACTTTCTTCCTACTAATGAAATGTCAGTAGAAGTGTTATCAACAGTACCGTCACCGACTATCGTTAAAACTGTTCCGTCTGTTTTGTTAACTGTATAACTCATTACTCCCCTGCCCTTATAATATAATTTAATGTCATGTATGGGTTTAATATGTTCAATTGTTGATATCCACCGCTACCTGAACCTGAAGCACCTTGTGCTCCACTTCCGATTGAGTTATCTGTAACAGTAATAATTTCATTACCGCCAGTACCACCAATGTTTTGTGCGTTAGTGTCTGAAACACGACCGGTTGGTTATTTGTATCTTGAACTGTTAGTCCGTTGTCCATGTTATCTTTACCTAGTGGGAATCTACCACGTAGGTCTGGTAATTTAAATGTTGCAGGGTTAATACCTGTACCAAATGTTGTACCAATAACATTGTATAAATCGTTATAACTTGCAATCGGAACTTCTGATCCATCACATAACAAATATCCTGCTGGTGCACTATTACCCGCATAAGGTAAAATACCTCCCACAGGAACGATTGCCGCCGATGCAAAGAAGTTACCAAATGTGATTTTCTTTAAACCTTGACCATCTCTATGAAGCAATAACAAGTCATCTGGTTGTGTATCTGTATCTTCTGTTTGATCGGTAATAGCATCTTGTGTTAGTGTTACATTGAATGTTTTTGTTGTACCACCTGTTTGTCCATCGAATGAAAATCCTGTTGTGTCAGCAACATGGCCACCAACTTTAAATACTGTCGAAGCAACCAATCTATCTGCTGTACCGTTAACGTTACCATTAACATCACCAATAACTGTTCCTACCAAACGTCCTGTAAACACTTCCGAGTAAACATTAGAAAATCTTCTGGTGCCGCCGCCATCGCCTGGATCACCACCAATGGTTAAATTATTATTTGTTGTTGGAAGTATAGCAATACCGCCTCCGCCACCAATTTCTCCTACTACTAAGTGACCATCAAATGCCGCATTACCACCAATGTGCAATCCTCCTGCAATGCCAACACCACCAGCAACTTTTAATGCACCCGTTGTGCCTGCTGTTAGTGAGTTATCAACCGCTGTTGTTGACGATACTTGTAGTGTGCTTGAAAAATGTCCAGCACCAGTAACATCTAAATCAACCGTCGGTGCAATGTTATTAATACCAACACGCTTGTTTGTTCCGTCAATACGCATAACAGTTTTAACAACTTTATCAACATTTGGAAATACTTTAAAGTCGATGTTACCGTCAACGGAGTTATTTTTAATAACAGAGTTATTAGAAGCAATTTCTAGGTTGAAAATTTGGTTTGCACCAATTGTTAATCCACCATCATTACGAATGAACAACTGTCCGTCAGTTGTATCTGTAATATCACTTCTTAAAAAATTGTTTGCATTTACAACTTCAACCGCAGGCTGTGTTACGTTAAGTGAATCTGCTTTAGTTGCTGTTGCATGAAGTTTGTTAAGAACAATACCATTGCCATTAAAGTCTGTTGCCGAAACGTTAATTCCAGGATATAGTTCTGAAAATCCTTCAATAACCTGTCTTGGAATAAATTGATCTTTTGAAATAATTGTTACAACTTTGTCTGCAACATAATTTTTAATAACAGTGTGTGTTACACCTTTAGTGTCAACAACTTCTTCTGCCTGAGCACCTGATTGTAACCCGCCTGCAAAGTTAGGTCCTACTAATTGAAATTGTGCACCAGTGTGAAGATAAAGTTGATTGTTGGTCGTGTCTACCCAAACATCTCCTTTGATCGGATTGCTTGGTTCGATTGCTTCAACATGAACTCCGCCTGCTGGCCTCCAGTTACTTGCACCAGCGGTTGAGTCATTAATTTTTAATCTGTTAGTACCACTGTCATACCATAACTGTCCTTCAATTGGATTGTTAGGCGGAGTGCTGTTTGCAAAATTCTCTAGTATGTGTACAAAGTTTTCAGCAATCGCTTGACCATAACTTGGTTCATTACGACCAAGTAGTGTCAATGACGTATCAGAAGTATTTCTACTATTGTCATCGATAGTAATCGGTGTCTTTTGTACTAGATTTGAAAAATTTACCGTATACGCCATTATTAAATCTCACTTATGTTCGTCAAACTTTGAATTCTAATAGTATAATCAATTTGTATTAGTCTGTTCAATGACTTCTGCACAGGGTGGAAAATAACGTGAGTTAATAATCTTCCCTGATTGGCACCGCTAGTTGAATAAGCCTTTAGACCTAATTCATCAAACACAAAGTTTCCATCCATGTCTGTCGAATTATCAAATGCTTGTTGTCCTGTTGGTTCACCGTAATCAAGTAAACAACTAATTAGAATATCTGTATATGTTGTACCTAATGTATGTCTTGTTTCAATAAAGTTACGTGCAGGGTCTGTGTTGTTGGTATTGTTATCGTCAACAGTTTTATAATATGTTTGATTATATAACGATGCGTTAACACCAGCATTGTTTGGCGTAAGATAAGTGATGATTCCGGTTGGATCAACGGTTGTTCCACCGTTACCAAAGGCCATCTCAACAATATTGCCCCTACCCTCATTACCTAAAGATTCAGCAAGTGAGATACTCATGTTCTCATAGTGGATAGCATTACGCTTGTCAATAAAAACTTCGTTTGATTCTGGGTCAAATATCTTGATATGACCTTCCATCATCACTCCTGTGTTTTCATTGGGTTTTTGAACCGTTTCTTTCACTGTTTGCTCCACTGTTTTATCCTTACTGTTATCCGTGTTAGACATATTGTTATTCCTTAATATTTATTACAGGCAAACCAGAGGTCCTCTCTAGCAAGAATTTGGCTTGCGGTGTTTCCGATCTTTGTAGTGTGGCACCGTTTGACGCGGTTGCAACGCCTTGTTGATACCAAACTCTGCCCTGTTTTTGCACTACTTTTAGTTCTAATCCATCTTGAGGTTCATCTCTTAATGTTAATTTATAGTAACCTTTAGCAACACTATCGCCCACTGGCTCAATAGTAAACTCTGCTTGTTGTGTTACATCACTTGCTACACCTAAACTGTTTGTTTCATTACTGTCAAATGCAATTTCAACATTATGTTTCTTAATTGGATTTGCTATAACTGTCGGTTTTTGTAGTTTTCTACCACCTAAATATACCTCAACCTGGTCGTGTGCTCTTGCACCCGAAGATATATTAATAGTTTCTAGCACGTGAATCTTTCTACCATTTGGTAATCCTGGACGTATAGTACTTTGATATACGTTCAATGCATCAACATATGGAACTGTTTGATTAACTGATACATCTTCAACATACGTTCCTACAGGATAGTTATCTTTAACTCCTGTACCTAGTGTACCTCTTGTAATTTGTTTTAGAGTATTTCCTGATTTTTCATAGTATTCAATACGCTCTCTATCAACAAATATCACACCAGGTATTTTTCTTACCTTGCTAGGTTGAGGTAAGAAACTTGCATCTTCAAGTTTAATTTCGGTGCTGGTTTTTGTTAGTGCTTGTGTTAGCACTGTTCTATCCTGGGCACTAATTCTCTTGAAGTGTGTTCTGTTTAACATATCTTTAAACACATGATATCCAATACCATCATATGAAATGTCTTCACTGAATGTTGTTGCAACTACTCTGCTTGTTGGTAACTGTTCAATCTTATCATCAATGTAGAATGAAAGCCTATCATCAAGAACTTTATAATCTGTATCAGCAACTAAAGGTTTACCATCTAATTCAACCCAAACATAGTTTGTGTCTACAACTCTACGAGATAATGTATAGTTTCCTCCAGTATTACCTGTAAACACTTCTTTTCTAATTAAGTTTGTATCATGATTTGTAAATGTTGTAACGTACACGGTATCATTATTATTAATTACATACGGTGTTGAAGTGTCAATTGTTACAAAACTTGCACGACTGCTGTCTGCTTGGTTTTGTATTTTTACTTCATACTCATGATTTCTTAAAATTGTAATAGCAATAACATCACCCGCTTGTAGTGTTCCAGCGTAGAATGTTAATAAGTTTGTTGAAGTATCAAATTGATAGTCAGCGATAGCCGTCAACTTAATACCATTTTGATAAACTTCAAGTTCACCAATAGCAAGGTTAAATGTTGAATACTGTGGATCTTGACTTACAAGATAATCTAACGTTACTCCATTTGATACATAGTAAACAGTATCAGGAGTTTTTAATCTTCGTGTTACACCTGTTAAATTATTTTTAACTTCAACAATTACCATAGCATGAAGTGGTGCAATGGTTGCCGGAACTTCGTTAAGAATAAATTCTTTAACTCCTGTGTATGTAAACACTTCTTTCTTAATTTCACTGTATGTTTTTTCAGACGAAGTTAATACTAATATTTGAATTCTGCTGTTAGCAGGTGCTGTATAAGAAATATCAACAATAACCGAAGCGTTGTTTGCTTTTCTTAAAACATAATTTTTAGCAACACCATTTACAGTTACAAAAGCAGATTTAACATCATCATATTTTGCTGTTAATTCAAATTCGGTTGTTGAACCGTCGCCAACAAAGTTTGCTCTTTCAAGAATCTTGCTACCAGCAACGTTTAATGTTTGTATGGTTACGAATACATCTTGTGCAGGAACATTTGATAGTGTAACTGTTTTGTTTGCCCAGTTAATAGTATAATCAGTATCGTCAATATAAATTCCGTCAACAGTAACAAATATACTTGCTTCGGATCCAGGAATTTGATCAAATCCAAATACTGTTGTTGTACCATCACCTTGATATCTATTTGTCTTAATAATCGGTGATCCGTCAGCAGGTGAGTTGTAAACTTTCATGCTTAATGTATCAAACACCTGACCTGGAACAACTTCTTCCGGAGCATGACTTGTTTCTGGTGTAATGAATCCATCACCGTCTAAGGAAATATCTTCTGGTCGTGAACCTGTCGCTGTATTGAACTTACCATTGGTGGTTGTAAAACTACCACCACTTAATAGTGTGTCAAGGTTGTTTACATCTGTTGGTACCAACGCACCGTCTGATGTATCTAATCTAAATACAACCAATACGCCATCAGCAGGTGTAACATTTAAAACAAATGTTGCAGTATTGCCATCTCCAACAATAGTAGGTGTTACGTCAGGATCTTTTCTTACACCATCAAAATAAACATTAACATTTTGTCCTGCTTCAGGAGTATATGGTAATGTAAATGATGTTGTTGATCCATCTGCACGGAAAGCATAGTCTGTATTACTTCCCGAGAATGTGTCCCAACCATGACTGAACCATGGTAGACCATCCCAACCCACGCTAACACCAAAGTCTAAACCTTGTATTTGTACTCCAGGATATTCAACACCTGTCATTAATTGTGCAGGATCTTTGCCTGGCATACCAGCGGTTGGTGAATAATAGTAATCAATTCTATCAGTTGCCTGCATTAGATTAATTGATTTTTTATATTTAATACTAACTATCGAACCAGCACCCGGAGGGTTCTTAAAGATAATGTATGCTTCTTTTGCTTTATATGTCCAATTTTCTTTTGTTGCAAGTACAATGTTATAACTTTCAATATATGCAGTTTCATTATTAACATCAATAGTAAACTGACGCTTGTCTAGTGTTGACAAATAAGTTAATTTAAATTTAACCTGTCCTGCTGTTGCTGTATATCTGTCAGTAAATGTTTCAGACTGAATTACTTTACTTGAATTCAATCTATCAAATTTCATTACAACTTTATTTGTTCTTACTTTTTTGTTTTCTAATATCGGCACCGCTCTTGCAGTTTTTGTAACAACATCTGTACCACCGCCACCAACAATACTAACAATAGGTGCAGTTGTGTATCCAGTACCTGATTTAATTAATCTAATTTCACGCACTTTTCCTCTTGCCACGTATGCTTCTGCTAGTGCATCTTCTTGAACGCCTGAAGGTAACTCATAATTTCCATTTGGTAATAACGGAGTTCCATAATATTTTGGTCCAACAACATAAGGATACACAGCAACATCTGTATCTCTAGGATCAACTGTAATAAAGTATGCGTATGTGCCTTGTGGATATTCTGGTGTTGCACAGAATCTTCCGTTATGCTCATCTAGGTCACCTAGACCAGCAACGTATTCATAATCTTCAATGTATCTTCCATTAGGAACAGAACCATCTGATCTTAAAGCACTTTTTAATCTATAACTAGATGTCATTATCTTAATTGTACTAGGACCGTTAACGTTCTCAAAACCATATGGACCATAAATTGGGAATCCATCAAATGCATAACCTAATATAGGAGAATGAACAGTGTCATCTTTTTCATACATTAATCGAGGATCACTGTGATAATGATAAACACCGTCCTCTTGTGGATGTCCTGATCCGTCATCAATACCTAATTCTTCATGACTTTCAACAGCATTGATTGTGTAACTAACACCATTTCTAATTTCTTTTTCTATTGCTCTAGGATCAAAAAATACAACGCCGTTAACAGCAAGACCAATTGGTCCCATTGGTGTTGAAACTTTCTGCAATGCTTCTGCAGGAGTTCTTGTAATCTTAAAGATAAAATTCTGTCTTAAAACATTTGTTACACTAAAATTATGATCAGGCAAGTTGCTTGATTTAACATAGAAATCACTTACAGTATAATCTGTATCAACTAATGCCCTAAAAGGTGTTGTTTGTAAAATATTAGGTTTAGCAACACGGCCACCTGTAATTACAACCAATGGATTTTGATTATACCCTTCTCCTGCATCACTAATTTCAATATTACCTACAACATATTTGTAGTTGTCAAACCAATTTACATAAGGTTGTTCAGAAATTAATCTATGATTTTCGTCAAGAACTTCCCATTTTCCTGATTCCTTATCAAAGAAACCCGGAAGGTCAAAGTCTGTGCTACCAATACTTCCTTGCTCTAAGTTTTCATAAGAAGTAATAAATTCTCTAATGCTGGATCTATAAGGCTTAACTTCTTTTAGATATTCCTCAATGTAGGTTGGTTCGTTTAGATTATAAGTTAATTTTTTGCTAAATCCACCAAGATTATTTTTAACATTTAAGAAACTTGTTTTGAACGCCCAGTCAATAAATTCTGATTCGCTAAGTGCATACTTAACTGCAATAAAGAATAACTTATTCCAATTATCACGTAGATCATCAACAAAAATATTGTTTTGTATTACATCAATAATAATTCTTGTTTCAGCAATAGGTTGTTCATCGAACAAGTTAATATCAAAGTTTTCAGCACCAGCAAAACCAAAGTTTAATAAACTATAATCGTATAGGTTTTCATTAAACTTAATTGTGCTTTTTGCTTTAAAGACTAAATTGTATTCATTATTAAACGATCCGCCCGATGCAACACGCTGAAGTATCATCTTATTGCCATCGCCAGCATTGTCAATTTGAACAAATTGTCCAACTGTTGTAACCAATGTATCTAATTGATATGGTGCTGATATTTTATGGTTAATAATTGTATCAACATCAAAGTCTGCATTTTTGTAATCAACATATGACCAGAATCTAGATAGATCGTATGTCTGTGTATTTGTTCTGTTCCATAAACTTGTGTTAGCGTTCCACTCATACATTGTCCAGTAGTTGTTTGCTGTTTCATCTATATCAACAAGAACTTTAAATGGTCTTACTTTTATTTCCGCACTGTCATATCCACTGCCTGTTTTTACAATCTCAGTACCAATAACTTTACCGTCAGTATTGATTATTGACTTGATTCTTGCTCCGGAGCCGTTTCCTGTAATGGTAATTTCAGGAGCGATTTTATAACCATATCCTTGTTTAATAATATCAACGTTAACAATTCTACCATTTTTTAATACAGGCGATAATTGTGCTTGTATTAAGTCCTGTGTTCCAATATTTTCTAGATCGCTAAAATTATCAACCTTAACATCATACTTTCCTGATATAGCAGTTGGCTTAGGATCGTTTTGTCTTAGTTTACTAATATCCTTTGTGTCAACGATTCTAGTTTTACTCATTACTTCGTTAACAAAAGTAATTACAATTTTAAGTGCATTGAGTCTATCTCTAAACATTGACTGTCTAGGACGTATTTGTAAACCATATTTTCTTTGTTCAGGTAGATCAGCATCTGGTACCGCACTTCCTTGATCATCAAAGCCAACTAAACTGTCGTACAATTTTTTAATCAACAAGTTGTTGTCAATTTTTGCTGTTTGATTTTGTCTTAATAACAGCCATTCATTATGTTCAGGTATATCAGTATTAACATTTGAATAATGCACTGCTAAGAAAACATCTTCGTCTGTTAATGTTGTTTTAACATTTGCTAAACTTATGCTGTTCTTGCTTAATACCTGTAAACTCTTAATGCCGTATGCTGTTGGATTAGAAATAATATTTGATACTTCAATAGCAGGAATTGTTCTTCCTTCGATATTCTCCGGAACAATTACAGTATTCTTAACCCAATAGTAATAGCGTGTTTGGAAAGTATTAGTGGTTGCGTTGTACACACGTTTGATTGAAACTGTGTTGTCGTCATATTTTGCTTCGCCGCTAAAACCAGCCGCCACACCTTCGTTGGTGTCAGCAACAGTATTCCATTCACTTGGTAATAAATCGGTCGCTACCCACTCGTAGATGTCAATGCTTGACCCAGGGAACAATGCTCCCCAGTTGTTTGTTCTATATTCTGTATCACCTTGTTCATAATCAATATAACGAACAGAACTTAAATCCCACCATAATTCCCCTTCGTGTTCATCGGTCCAAGGTTTACCTTCATTAATATTAACTGATTGATCACTAACTGTGTATATTGCAGGATCAACGTTTGTTTTATAACTTAATTCTTTTTCTGCTAGATATGGAATTTTTCCTTTTACAGGATCAATAACTTCTAGATAATCTTTAACCTTGTTTGTTTTTGTGTTGTATGTGAATACATTTTTAATCTTATAAGGATCGGTAAATTCTGTTTCTTGTCTTAACAGGTTCCAACCTGCAGATTTTGTTTTTTGATAAACGTATAAACTTCCTGTTTGGAAATCTTGTACGTCTGCTTGTGGTGCACCAACAAACACACTGTTTGTTCCATAGTCAATACCTGCACCAAAACCGTCTGCTGTTTTGATATCACTGCTGTTTAATTTTTGACCGAATATAAATTTAGTTCCAAGTTTTGTATATGTGTATACCGTACCTGAACCTACATTGTAATCAACTATTTTAGTTGTATTAGAATCAAAGGTTGTAGCAAAATCATTTTCACCACTGGTTTCAACATTTGGTGTAATATATTTGTCAAATGTTGTTATCTGTGTATTCTTTCCACCTTCGGCTTGTACAGCGAAAGATGTACCTTCGGCGTTTATAGAAATTACTGAACCAAATCTATCATTACCATCATTAAATGGTGCTGATACTTCTTGTTCCAAACTAAACAGATTGTTTACTGTTTTAAAGTAATAGACCAATCCACTGTTAATATTGTTTACATCATTGCTAGGAGATCCAACAACCAACACAGTACCGTTACTGTTTAAATCAAGGCTAGCACCAAATCCATCACCTTTAAGCACCGTAGGAATAATAAGTGTGCCGCCGGTTGTGTATGTTCCTGTTGCTGTTACAGGATTCGTTAATAGGCTATCATGATATAGTGTAAACTCTTTTGCGTTTGAATTGCTAACCTTAACAAAATATTCTGCATTGTTTAATCCTGTTATACCTCCAACACCGGTAATTAAAATTCTCTGTCTATTAGTGAATCCATGATTGTTTGTTGTTTGAATTCTTACAGGAGTTTCTGCGAACACTGCACTAATTGTTAGTTCTAATACTTCACCTGTGGTAGTTGCATCAATCGTTTGTGATAAAACATATGTACCGTTGCTGTATTTGTAAATGTATACAGCACCTCTGTTGGCTGTTGAGTCATCTCCTGTTAATTCTGCATTAGGAGCACTCACAGCAACAATGCTTAGATCTTTTGAAGCAACCATTCTTGCTCCAAAGTTATCATTGTTTACTCCGGAAACGCCTCTGCTGAACGAACTAGCAACTTGCCATTGCAAACTACCATTTAATAATGTTTTTTCAAATACATAAACCTTACCTTTACCATTTGACCAACCTGGTGCTGATACTAACATTTTTGTATCTGTTAATGCTACCGCTGAACCAAAATGTGTTCCTGTGTTTGGTTCTGGTGATTGAATTATATATTCTGTTTCAAATAAGTTTGTTAATGAATTATATTTTAATAATTTAACAGCACCCTCTTCTACGTGTGTGCTAGGTGTGCTACCAATACTTCCAAACGAGAAGTTTGGTCTATTAGGATCTGTTGTTCTTTTGAAGTGACTTGCAAAAGGTGCACCAACAACTAAATGTTGATCTGTATTAGATAATGCTAAACTGTATCCAAAGCGAGGAACACCATCAACAATATTGTCTGAAGCATTATCACTAAGTGCAAACCCTTGAACCGCTTCAAGAGTTGAAATGTTTGTATTAAGTTTTCTTCTTAACACAACCACTTGACCTTCATCACCACCCTCTGGTGAACTTACCACTATTAAACGTCCTTGATCACCACTAGTAATTGTGCTACCAAATTTCTGTCCTGGAATTAGGTTTACGCTTCCCCATTTGTTTCGTTGGAAAGCCAGCGTCTTTTCATATACACCCCAATTGCCAGTTGAATCATTGTCAGCAAATACCTTTGAACCGACCTCAAAGTTAATAACATCTTTTAAATTGTTAAGTTGATCAATATTGTCGAGCCTTACTGAAATTAACTCTAACAATGTACCATTAGCACTGTCTTCTTGAATTTGCAATGATGTTAACTCTGTTTGAATTGTAAATGAATACGCTGATAAAACTTCTTTAACTTTGTAAACAGAATCTATGCTTGGATCAAAATCTTTAATAGAAATATATGCACCTTCTGTTAATGTGTGCGGTAGATCCGTGTATAATGTAACAACACCGTTAATGGTAACAGTAGGCTCTAGGTCCACTGTTCTAATAACTCGTGCATCTAGTCCTGTTAATCTTAGTACGTTCCAATCCTTTGCTGGTGTTTTACCAATCCAAATAGTGTCGTTTTCTTTTAATGCATTTACAATTGGATTATTAAGTATATCTTCTTCATTGAAGATTGTCATTGTAACATCATCTAATCTTCCGTATCCTGCTGTTGGCAATTTTTGGAAGTAATTAGGTGTGTTAAATTCTATGGTTCTATCAATTATCGGCCACGGATTATTATCGTATGTTGATGGTTTTACAGCAATGTCCTTGGACAATAGTTTAATAATATTAGAACTTGTTAGTGCAGTTGATCTTTGAGAAACAAAGTCAAATCCTTGCGGATTATCAACATTTAATCTTTCACTTAACGCAAACTCAATTTCTTTTACTGTTGAATTACTTCCTAAACTACCAACCTTAAATGCCCACTCTTCATCAACGTTGATGTTAGTATCAACACCATCAATCTGTAAACGCTGAATTTTATCAATGGCATTTTTTGTTCCTTTTTCTTTAATAAATCCTTGATAGAATTTGTACTGTGCTGTTTCATCTTGAATTAAGTTATCAAGATATGTTCTCTTTTGATATCCAACAAGATGCTGTGCATATCTCGTTTGATTAACATCAAAGTTTTCGCTTTCTAAAGAATAAAAATCTTCAAATGAACTTGTTTTATAATCTAAGTTAGGTAATAGTTCAGCAACCGGTTTGGTTCCTAGATACAACCAGTCGTTAACATTAAATGAATCTGTGCCTGGAATAAATTTCTTAGCACTATAAAATGTACCTTTATGTTTTACAACTTCACCTAAATAGTAATCATTAAATGCAAGCCAATCATTAATTTGTGCTTCGTCGTATATAAAACCAGGGGAGAAAAAGTCTCCATCCCATTCACTTGTTTTAAACCCTAATAATTTAATTCTTTTTGCTCTATATCCTGCTTCTTGGTCGTACAGAATATCACCAAACTGTGACTTATCATCAAATACAATTACGTGTTCTTTTTGTACAACATTTAATTGCATAAAGAAAATACCGCTCTTGGTATCTCTTGGTCTTATTGTAAATGCACCATTTGCTCTCGTTGTAGTAAATTCTTCTCTTGGTAGAATATTACCGTTAGCAGTTAAAATTGTATAATCATAAAAACTGTTTAATACGTTATCAACTTGTCCAGCATTAAAATTAAACTTGATTCCATCAGCGAATGGTGCTATTGCAATAACACTTTCTACCGCCCATCCCTGTGTTGTCCAGAATAAAAATTCTTTACCAGAGAACTCCCAATTTTGTATATCAAACACTTCCGGAATATATTTGTCAAAAATAAATCCTCTGCTTTCTAAATATTTTCCATAACCTAATATTAGATCATAAACATCCTGAACACGACTGTAAACTTTACCATAACCAACCTGTGTTACGGTTTGTTTCCAACGTGTGGCTTTTCTTACTTCGGCTCCGCCCGTCATAGGCAGTTGTGGTAATGAAGTAAATTTAGAAGCATCAAATTCTGCTGTGCTTGTATGCTGTTCTTTACAACGATAATATCTTCCACCCGCTTCAACAATTTGTCCTACGCCATAGAATTTATCCACCGTCCAAATAACATATTTGGCACTAACACCTCCTACGTTAACAACAGGATCATCTTTTTGATGTACTGGTTCAAATACTTTAAAGAAAGGTTTATATCTATCGTATCCTCTAATTTTATAACCGTCCTCAGTCCTTTCAATGATAATACCGCTAATTTTTTCATTGCGTACAGGGTTACTTGTTCTTAATTTTAATTCATAGTTTTCATTTGGTAAGAACACACTTGATTGTTTAGAATCAGGATTAGAACTTTCTAATAAAACTCTTAATCTATTTTTATTTGCAAATCCGCCTAATTTATAAACAAGATTCATACTGGTCTTGGTTACTTTGTTCCAGTAAATATCATCCGGTGACTTATCAGAAGATTTTAAGTATTCAACAATAAATGTATGATAACCTAATCCTATGTGTCTTACATTATTATAAACAGAATCATGTATTCTAATATCAGTTAAATCTAAAATTTTTCCTGTTGGTTTATATAATACACTTCCGCTAGGTGCAATTTCAGTTTGTCCTACATCAAACAATGAACCTAAGTATTGTGCTGGCTTCATTAATATTAATGCAACTTGTAGTGCAAACGGATACCATGAACTTGTTCTCCATGACGATTCTGCAGGATGCCAATCACCGAATTTAAAGTCATCGTCTAGTGTTCCATCAAAAATTTCTCCGACCATTCCTGCTCTGATTGGATCTTTTAATTCTCCGTATTCATTAACAGGAATAATTTTAGTTACGCCTGGTCTAGCATAAACAGGATTAATTTTTTCTCCGTCGGCATATCTAATTCTACCTAGTTCTATGTCATCCCAAAGTTTTTTATTACCATCTGTGTATGGTGCCGCACCGTATTCAGTTTCCCACCAAGTTGGTTTTTCACTAAACCCTTGCATTTCCCATGGGTGACTGTGTGGACGATAAGTTCCATAAAATTTTGTATAAATTCCCTTCCAGTATCCAGGTAAAAACTCGCCTGTAAATGTATCACGTGTTTTCCCATAGTTTAGGGTAAACATATTTTCTTTGTTTGTGACATCATTTTTTGTTGAGTTAACACGATACACATCAACCCATGATCCAAAATCATTTGTTAATAATTCGTTAAATTCATCTAATGTGTAATCACTCTTATTAAATGCTCCAGGAACATATGAATTAATATCAAATACCTTTGGATTGTACTGTGCTTTGATATTATTGTAAATTCTTTTTTCAAACTCTAATAAAATGTCATCTCTAAAATCGTCGTAGGTAACATTTATAGATCCGTCATGACCTTTTATAACTCTGCGAGGCGTTACAAATGTGTCATCAACAAATATTTCAGGCTTAAATTTAGGATACAAACCTAACTTGGTTGGTGTCTGCGGTACAATGTTACCCGTTGTATCATAATCACGAATAGTAACAACGTCACCAACATTTACTGTTTTAATAATAGTAACACCGTTATCAAGTGCATCAAATGTATAGTCCTGACCATAATATAATTGTTCATCATTAATGTAGACATACACTGATCTATTCTGTAATGCTGTTGTATCAAAAGCAGAACTAAGACCAAATATCTGTTGTGTTGGTGCTACTTTTGTGTATTTTAACTCTGTAATTTTTCGACCAAAACCAAGCATATCTGAGTAGAAATAAGGTGAATTTACTGGCTTGTCTAAAGACATACGATATAGAATTAAATCAATATCTTCCTTAACATTGCCAGAAAGTTCCATGCTCGATGCTTGAACTAGCAGTTGTTCTTTAAAGAAGTTATAATCTCTTGCTTGTTTTCTAATTGCTTTAACAATGTTATTTTCAAAGTCAACTAAACTAAAAATACTGTTTAGTATTGATCCACCGTGCTTAACATAACGCAATCCGTCAAAGTGTATATCCTTAACATCTCTAGCATTGTTTGGACCAAATGCCTTTCCAGAAATATTAACATTATTTTCAAAAATAGTTTTGAAGTGATCACTGATACTACCTAGCGTGAATGTTGTAAGGTCATTATTCTCAGCATTGTTTGTTAAGTTTAATGGTGCTTCATAAAAACCGTTGCTATTAGGAACACGATCAGTATAAATTTTTGTAACGGTTCTTGTGTTTAAAGAAATTGTATTTTTAAAAACAGCATAAACTGTATTTGCCAGATCGTCAATCTCAATGTCAAAGTCACCTGGTTTGTAAACTGTGTCATTAAACTCAATGGTAATTTCCATTGAATTTACATAATTCTTAATATTGTCTACACATAATAATTCAATTCTGTCAGTTTCTTCTGTAATATCGTTTAACTGAATAATTGCTTGTCTGGTCTTTTTAGTTGCTTTCTGCCAGCCACTTTGATATTCTTGTTGATTGTTTTCTTTGTAAACTTTAACATATCCACTTGCTGTGTCAACTGTTTTAATTGTTCCGTCTGCAGACGTATAATCAAATGTGCTGTCGTCCCAATCAAATTCAAAAACAATATCACCAACGTTGGCGACGTTTTGATAACTTAATGGAAAACCTAAAATAGAGTCGTTGTTTCCTGATCCTACTTTATAACTTACAATCTCATTACCTGTAAATGTTGTACCATCATAGTCAGCAAAACTTAGACCATCTTTGTTAAACAATTCAAATGTTGGTGCTTGATTTAATTTTGTTTTTTGTTGCCCTGAAACCCAACCGGTTCCGTTATAGTACCAACTCTTTCCTTGATGAGTTGCACCGTCAATGGTTACAATATTATCTCCTGTCGCCGGGACATAAGTTTCAACAAGGTGTACTCTTTTTACTCCGTTGAACTCGACAAAATCAACAGTATAAACTTTACCCTTAACTGTGATATCTGTATCAGCATTGAATATAACTCTCATGCCTTTCTTTAATATCACTTCGTCAACATAATAACCAATAGAACCTTCAACATCACTCATTGCATCAACAGTTTTTGTATCAATAACATCAATGTTGTCAATACCTATTGATCCAAAGTTATGTAATTGTATATTTGGTTTAAATTCTATAATAGGTCTTTTAGCACGTTGGGTTTCGTCTAACACAATAGTTGTGTTATTATAAGTCGCCGCGGCTTCGATAGCATCTTTATGAATCCATCTATTATATCTTGACCAAGGATTCTTATCTTGAGCACTTCTATTAATAGTGATGTATTCTGGTTTGGTTGGATAACTTTCAACATCGTCAAATGGTGTGTCATCGTATTCTTCAACATCAAATTCAAAGTCAAAATTTGAACTATAAAGTTCAGGAGTTTTTAATTCCTGCTCGTCAATTAATTTAATTTTATCTCCAACACCTTCAACATAAAAATTTTTATTTTTATAAGTGTCTGGAGTTACATCACCTTCAAATTTAACCTTTAAACCATTAGTAAACTTAACACCATTGGAAGATGTAAATTCTTTTTTACCTAAGATTTCAATATTAATGTTAAGTTCTAATTCATCTTCAGTATTTTTAATTTCGAATAATCCAACCATCGATTGGTGTTTGCCGCACTGATAATATAAAGTATCTGGTGCACTTGACGGGACCGTAAATGTAACAACACCTTGTTCGACGCCATTATTTTGAATTCCTACATTGTATTGATCACCAGCACCTAGTGTTTTTGCTACTTTAATATAAAACGGATGACCCACAGAGTTAACATCAAATGCGTATGTCGCACCTCGATATAATGTAACAATAGGATTTTTGCTAAAGCCATTTGGTGTAAACACCCATGCCGCATTATTGTCGTTGGTTACTTGAAATGAACTTGTTGTTCCTTGCGGACTTCCTGACACTGTTACAGGACTAGGTCCGTCTGCTAACCAATAGTACTGACGATAGTTAACAAACTTATCAAAGTCGATAAGAGGATTCCATACATAGTAATCACTCTTTGTTAATCTATCTTGGTTAGTTGTTATGCCATCAAAGAAATTAATTTGATTTAATAAGTCGTCGTAGGTTCCTACCCAATCAGTTCTATCATTGAAATCATCTCTAACAACAACAGATGGAAGAAAGTTATAACGTCTTCTGTTGTCAGTTAACTCAGGAACATAAACATCTGACGGTTTTGCATTTTTTGAATACCTTGATCCAACATAACCATTAAGGCGTTCTAAGTTTCCTTTAGAAATTAAATTATCAACCGTAGCACCAAGAAACTTTTTGTTTGCTTCTGTTCTAAAAAATAAAGGAAGAAGATCGGCACTATTTCTGTGCAAATCCCTGTTTTCTTTATCTACCGGTGTTTGACTATTTTCGCTGTATGCCATTTCCTATACCTAATTAACTAGTGCCAGAAGCAACCGAAACTCCGCCGGTTACTTGATCAACTGAAGTAACAATGCTACCAGATGCTTTTAAGTTAGATGCTGTTATGCTATCTATAACATCAACATTATCTACTGTTGCAGTGCTGATAAAAATTTCGTCCGATCTGCTAGAAATTTGAAACAGTGATCCAAAACTTTGATTGTTACTTCTTGGAACTATTACAAGGCTTGAAATGTTTGGAATCATTTTAGTTTGTACATAAGTTGCAAGTTCTGTAAAATGGAAACTGTCACCAAACTCCCAGTTTTCAATATCAAAAAAGTCATTGATTGCTGAAACAACCTGCGACTTAATTTCGTTGTCACTTAGTGTTATTCCATCGCTCTTAACAACCTTAAATGTTGCTTGAAGTGCTGTTTCTGAGTCAGCACCAAAAAGCGATTTGTATTTTACGCTGTGAAAAATAATTTCATCGCTGATTGATTTAACTTTGTTTAATGATTCTTCAAATTGCACTCTTAACTGTTCTGTAGAAGGTGCTGAAGGTTTTGTGCCTGTGCCATTGATGTATGCTCTATAAGCATTGTCATATGACTCTGTTAATATGTAAAGATCGATTAGGTTTGTTTTAGAAGGATCAAGTCTTCTATCATTCTCAGCATTGTGAATGTATTGGAATCTAACGTTGTCTCTTCCTGGTTTAGCAGAATAATCTGTTTTTAAAACTAATGTACCTAATGTTGCATTATATTGTTTAACAACATCTTCTGTTTGATCATAGAAGTAAAATAACTGTCCATCGCTATAAGAAGCAAGAATTACTTTTTCTTCTTTATCGAAAATTTCAAATTTAGAACTATCAACTTTAGTTGTGGTTGTATAATTTCCAACTTCTGTTGTTTGGAAAAACACAAATTTGTCTTTATATCCTCGAATATCAACATTATTAGGTTTAACAATGTTTTCAAAACTATCAGGATCATCAATCATTCCGTCGTCATCTGAATCATAAAAATTAACTTTAACTTTGTTTGTTTCTTGATATCCATCTGAATTTGTTACAGCACCAATAATTTCCCACTGAAAATCTTTTGATAGAATAGCATCCTGTACAGGATCTTCGTTCACCTTAAGAACTTTAACTTGGTCTTTAATTACTGCTCCGGTTTCGTTGTTAAATTTTTTCTTACCAATGTCAACATAAAACTGAATTAAATTTTCGCTTTCAAATCTGTAATCTAATCCTCTGTATGTAACTGTATAAGTTTCGCCGTCATTGGTGAACAGTACAAACCAACTTCTGTCTGCTTTGGTTCCTGTTAGATCTCCTTGGCGTTCTAAACTAAATCCGTCTTTTGTGTTTAGGTTAGAGTTTGCAATAATTTTCCACTCTAATGCGTTTTGATCATAGCGTATACCAAATGTTTTATAGTTAAACACCAAATCAACAATTTCTGTTTCAATCGCTGTTGGAAGATCTGTAACAATATTTGGAATAACTTCGCTAGGTACCGCTAGTGAAGGAATATTTTCACTTAAAATAATAGGTCCAGTATTGTCATCTAAATTACCTTTGCCGCCGTTAGAGCCGTCGCCAACAACAGTAATAACTTTTGCCCAAATGTATTCGCTTGTAAATTTTGATCTTGTTGTTGTTAGTGTTCCGTTTGGTAGGAAATATCTTCCTGCAGGGGGAACAAACTTAATCATTGAATCTGCTTGAACATACTTAAAGTTATTTGACGTAAACGAACCAATTGTAATAGGTGCATCATTTACATTGTTTCTAAAATAACCAGTGCTTGAAGTTGTTGATTGTGTTGAATGAACCCAATCAATGTTAATACCCGATGTGCTTATTCTTGAAAACTTATCATAATAAAATGCTTTTGTTGGCAAACTAACAATAATTGGCTCAACTTGATTTCTTAAAACTCCTAGCACGTCATTACGTGTTTGGAATGTAAATGTAAAATCGTTTTCAAAATCGTTTTTATAAATGATCCCATCATCAGCAACTAGATTAGTTGTTGAATATTTTCCTGTAGGATCCGCAATGTCATACTGTCTTGAAATTCCCGAACTTGCTCTGTTTACCGCTTTTGCTTTTACAATAGACTGGTTGCTTGTTAAAGGAAATGTATTGTAGTCCTCACCTGTGATCATTCTGTTCTGTGTGTAGAATGCCTGTGGTGCATTTTGTCTAATTGAAGCAACTGTCTCTGTTGCGGCTGAATTTGTAACAGTTGATTGTAATCCCATCTGTATCAATAGTGTATGTGACACACCTGCTTTGTTTACATAAGGAACTTCAATAACAATGTTTGATAGGTTGGTTGGTGAAATTGTGTAAGACAATCCGTTAGATGTTCTATAATACAAACGGAAATCTCCTTTTGGTAAATCACCAAAACTGCCGTCGGCAAAATTTAGACTAATTTGATCGTTGTCTCTTGTAACAACACTATAAATTGATCTTGTTTGTTGATTGACCGAATTAAAAATTACGTTACTACCATAAACGCTATCTAACTTCGTCCATAGTTTAGTATAGTTTCCGAATCTATCTAATTGCCATAACCAAACATCGGAGTTGTTAATGTTATCAACGTCAACATTAATAACTTCGTTAGCACTAGGATCTACAACACTAAATCCCGAACTTTGTAGTGATCCTTGCTTAAAGTCAAAAAAGAATTCCCATTGAGTTTCCTAGCGTTGGAGTTTCTTCAACTATGTTTCCATCAGTTATCCCTGAACTTACAAGTTCAAAATTCATTGATCTTCCTTGAATCGTTTTGCTAAACTGGAATAGTGGAACATCAGAGTTTGTAGTATTAAGTTTATATTGTTCTGTAATAATTCCGCCTACTACACCTGATTGATTTGGTTTTCCAATAACCATCTGTCCCGGCATGGCCGCATTAAGAATTGTTTGAAACTGTTCTAACCAATTGGTATTTGTTTCATCGTTCCAAGTAATAAATCTGTTTGATAATGTGATACCTAAACTGTCCTGCACAGGCTCTGATGTTTGAACACCAACAACTTTTAAAAGGCCTGAAGCACCTTGGTTACGTTTAATATTGTATCCAACCAATCGTGCAAGTCTTAGTACAGACTCTTTTTTCTCTGCTAGTTCAATAAAGTTTTCTCTAGCATTTAGATCAATTCTGTAAGATATACTCTGACCTAAGAATGCAATAAGGTCAATAAGGGCAAGGTACTCACTGGATTCAATATAATCGTTAAAATCTTCTGGGTAGTTGTTACGTAGATAGTTTATCATAGTTCTACGTAGGGTAGGGAAGTCATAAGAAGTAAAGTCTGCATCCGTAAATGCACGATAGATTTTACTCCAATCTTCGTTCGCTAATAGTGAGTTCTGTCTGTTAATACTTGCCATACCAATATTTACCTTTTAAAATTAACTGCGTACTTAATTTGTAGTAAGACCGTTGTTCTTGTCAAAATTAAGTTGCAGTGTTTCGCTAATGTTATACCTTAAATATGTAACGCTAACCAATATTTGGATGCCATATTCTTTCTCAATGATGTTCAAAGCATCCACTTGAACACGTTTTTCTGTGTTTAATATCGTAGCAACGTCATTTGCTATTGCTTCTTTAATAACAGGAGTAAGCGGTTCAAACAACACATTCCAGATAATTGTGCCAAAACTAGCATTGTTAATCTTTTCTCCCTTGCGGATGTGAAAATGGTTGATTATATCCTGTTTGATTAACGCAAGATCGTACAAAGAAAAGTTTCTAACATCAGGGTTAACCGTGCTGATTCCTCGGTATACCTGTGTTCTAGAACCTTGGTTACCTGCGTTAGAAGCATTTGGTTTAATTGTTATATCGTTATATCTTGCCATACTCTTATTTACTTCCTGTTAAATTATCCGTTTTCTCTATCAGTGTTTGCTTTATTGCTCTTTTCCTTAGCAACGTTTTCGTGGTCTCGCCATGGTTCATGCACTGGTTTGCGTTTAACAATATCATACGTATCTGGTACTTGATACCAGTTGAATTTTTCCCATTGTGCAGTTTGACTCGTATCCGGATTCGGCCATAAAGGTAAGTCTTGTGTTGGTCTTCCAGGTTGTGGTATTAGCGTTTGTGCTGACATTGAGGTTGTTGCATCAACAGCACCCGGTCCAGGTAAGTTTAAATGCACTGCACTTGTACCATCAACATAAACAGTAGAAGGTGTTGTAAAGTGCATATCTGCCTGTGTTTTAACATTAATGTCTTCTAAAGTTTGAACATAAATTTGACCATTTGTTTTAACATGAATTTGTCCTGTTTGCGGACCATCAGAAGTTAATCTTACATCATATCGAGGTAATCCTTCTGCGGTTACAGTTAAACTTTCTGCCCACGGAACAACTGTCCAGAAATCTACATTCGGTGGATCAATAACTATTCTTTCAGGATACTTAACGTTTCGTCCTATACATTCATAGATTGTTAACACACCATCTTCATCGGGTGCTATAACACGCATACCTAATTGATATACATGACCAGGAACGTGTGTATTTGCAAATGATTGAGGTGAATTTGCTTTCAAATCAATATTTTCTGTTGCTGATAATCTAATTGTGCTAACCGCAGATACATCAAAGTTTTCTGTTTTAAGATACGTGTTGTGTTTTGCCAGTGTACGAATATTGTGTGCATTGATACTTAAATCATTAATTTCTACATTGGTGTTAGTTGCTCTTAAATCAATTTCGCCCCTAACTTCAACTGTTGCGTTTGCTCCGGTGATGCTTCTTAAAAATTTATTTTCTAATTGCATTCTTTCTGTTGCTTTAATATTCACGTTGCGTTTTGCTTCAAGGTTAATATCTCTATCTGCAACAAAATTAAAATCATTTTTTGTATGAACTGAAATGCTGTCATTAGCAAAAATATCAATCTTGCCATCAGCAGTTAATTCTACCCAAGCAGTTCCTTTTGCATTACCGATATAAATTAAATCGTCTGTGTCGTGTAATAATATTTGATGACCTTTGCTCGAACGTAGTCTTACTAAATTGTTAAGACCTTGTTCATCACCATCGTCCATGACAAATACATGGCCACCTAGATTTGTTACCTTAAGTGGTATCTTATTAGGACCTACTAATTTTTTATCAAAAGTATCTTGACTTACAGCACCAGGTGTATTAATACCAAAAATTCTATTGGATGGATCTCTAGTAAAACTAGATGTGGTAGTTCCTCTAACTGTATCAACTAATAGTCCTTGTGCTTTTAAAATATTAGCAAATGGATGTATCGGTCTTCTCTCGTCACCTAATGCAATCTGTCCTTGTTGTTGTTTTTTATTAAATTCTCCAGCAGGTAAACCATTAGGAGAACTGTAAGAATTAAATGTTTGATTGTCTGCTGTAATAGCCGTTGATATTGCATAATCAGGGACAGCATGAGCCATTCCTGGTTCTATAAAATATCCTATCCAGTACCCTTGAGACACATCGTTGTTTGGACAAATAACCAATCCTTTTGTGCCTATTTGTGGTGCAGGAAACACCATACCGTATGCCTGTTGTGAATCACCAAAACGCTGTGGATCATCTCCAGCATTTCTATAATCCTTTAAACTATAAAAAGGATACAACATACGCACAGAAGACTGTCCTAATGATGTTTCTCTATCTGTTTCAAAGGAAGAAAACAAAGAAACTCTAAAAGATCCTTGCTTTTGATAATCAACCGTGCTTTCAACAACACCAATAAAAGGACCTTTGGCTTCTGACTGTGCGACCTTCTCCTGTTTCGCCGAGGATAACGGTCTATTGTTTCTTGTCTGTCTATTAAAAAACTCTGGCATTTGTTATCCTATACACTTGTTGTTTCATTTTTCTTTGCTTTGTCAACGGCACTTGCAACATCAGTTGCACTAGGAGGTGCTTTACCTGATACATTAGTTATTGCATCCGTAACCGTACCAACACCACCTTTGATTGCTCCAACAATATTTCCTATTGTTCCTTTAATCGCCCCTGTAACATTGCTAACAACCGTACCAACACCATTTGCAACATTACCAGCGGCACTTGATGCTTGTTTGGCCGCTTCATTAATAAAGTTCGATCCTGATTTAATTGGACCAATTTCAGACGCATCGTTAAGTTGTGCTGTTGATAGTTTGTCGGTATTAACTTCCAGACTAGGTTTAGTATCCATTTTGTTAGTTTGTGTTTCATCACCCGGTTTAAGCAACGGATTAGGAACAGATGTAAGTTGAATAGTCGCTTCAGCAACACCTTGTTTAACAAAGTCATTTTTCTGATTTTGTCTTCTAACCAACTGCAACATTTGTTTAAACTGCCCTTCAGAAAATTGATTTTCAACCAATGTTACTCTGTATAATCCACTGTACCTTGATGGTTGTGGAAGTGCAACAAATTTAGCACCTGATTCTAATTCTTCTGCTGTTGGTGTGTCTCCCGGAAAACCAAAGTTAAAAATAATATCGCACTCATGTGAAAATATATTTGCTTCTCCGTCGTTAGTTTCTTTTTCCTCTGTGACTGCTCTAGTATCAATACCAGTTCCTACTAAAAATACAGGATCTCCCACAATTTGTAATTTTGCATTTAGTAGTCCTCTTTCAGTTCCGTTATATAAACTGTCATGCAATAACTCAGCAATCTGTGTCGCGTTGTCTGTTGGCATACCAGAACCTTTATTTCTATTCTGTGGAACACCTTCTGACATTTGTTCAATACCTACCGCATTGAATAGATCTGTTAATGCATTTGTATTTTTAATAACCGTTTCTGTTTTTTCAGCAGTAGCAGGTGCCGTTTCACCTTTGGCTTGTTGATTCACTGACTTCGCACTCATTTGAACAAACAAGTTATTATATTCTATGTCAAAGTCTAAAACATCAATATTTTTTCCTGTGTAGATATAGTTGTATTCTCGAACAGCACGTTTCAATGCTTTGTCATAATTGAACACTCCTTGTATTCCGTATTGTGCCGCAAGTTTGCTGTAATGAATTTTATAAGGAACAATTAGATAATGAAATTCATACACAGGTGTATGATAATAACTGTCATATCCTATCGGCTTAGCAAACTTATCAATCCTATACCAAGGAATATAATGATTTGTTTTAATTTCATTGAATACTTTGCTGTTTCCTTGATCTGCTAGTCCGGTTGCATAATCGCTATCTAGTATAATATTATGAATGTTACTTTCTAGTGTTGTTCCTTTTTTAAACTGCCATGCTTTCTTTCCAGACCCGTATCTTTTATATTTTTGTGTTGCTGTGGTGTTTAAAGAATCAGCGGATTTCTTGTATCGGTTTCCATAAAACTCAATGTCTCGTTGTGCATTGTTTAGTCTTAACTGTTCTTTGTTAAGTTCTTTAATTTTTATATCTAAACTTTCTTTTGCTTCTTTTTCTTTTTTAAGCACATCAGGAGTTTTACTGTATGTTGTTGCTTGAATTGCTTGTGGATCATATCCATATGTGTAATAAGGATAAGTTGTTTGGTCGTCATCATAAGCAGACTGATCTGCTTTTTCATTGTAATTAATAGTACCACCAATTTTCTTTGATAGTTCATCCACTTCTTTTCTTAAAACGTTTATTATTTTTTGTGCGTCTTGTGCTTCTTTTTGTGCTTTGGCTAGTTTCGGGGCAATGTCTTTGTCTAATACTTCTTTTTCTGCTTTGATTGCTTCACTAATTTCAGGAACTTCAAAATGTCCTGAATACGTAAATTCAGTTTCACGCATTCCTGCTTTTGAAAAATCATTTTGATATGCTAATTCAAATTGTTCTTTTTGTTGCTTGGTTATGGCCGTCATTCCAGATACAGGATTATTAGATTTAATTAAGGGCACTTCACCTGCTAACCAAGTTTCAAAATTAACCGCTTGTAAATCAAATTGACCATTATATCCTGATGGAAACCAAACACACCATCGATGCGGTTGGAAATCACTTACTTTTAATCCTTCTGATTTTGCCTGAGCAATTTGTTCTTCACGCTGTCTTCGAATTGCGTCGTCTATTTTTTCAGGAACTTTTAATCCTGTTTTACTTTCACCTTTAGCATCACTCATCTTTTTTTGATAAACGTTATTATGTTTTAAAAACATATCATATATCACTTTACCAACTGTCAATAGATAATCGCTAGGACCATTAAGGTTGTCAACTAATTGTGTTACACCCGGTTTATTTGCTTCTAGATGACCTCTACTACTAAAGTTAACGCTGTACCTAGCACCTGCTTCTGTTACTTTCATTGAACTCTTTGTGATCATTATTGGAAAATAACGTGTTGATCTAGGAACTGTCATTGTTCTGTTTTCTGTAACACCCCCTAGTGCTTCATGTCCAACAAAGGATATTACAAGTAGAAAAGGTGCGGCGGCATAACTTGGATGACCTGCGTGTCTTGCCGCATTGAATAAAGATTCATAAAACCCGCCAACCCCTAATGGTTCAAGAACTTCAAAAGTTCCGGTTGTTAGGTTACCACCGGATGGACTGTTTACACCCATATAGGTTTGAAAGGTTAAATTCTCAATAAAAAGATCTTTAGTCCTTTGATCGGTGGCTTTAAAAGTATAATCGTCGCCGCCATCAAAGTCTCCATAGGTACTTGCCGACCTTGCATATCCTCCGGTTTTGGCAACAATATAAAAAGGACTTTGTTCTACGCCGCCTTCTGTAACTACTTTCCCTATATAACTGTTAGGATCTTTTATTTGTTCATTTGATAAACTTGTTAATGTAATAATATAATTGTAAGAGTTATAATTGTGTAATATGTTATTGCCAGGTTTATCTTTTCTTGCTCCGGTGCCGGCCAAAGAAA